ATCTTTGTTCAAGGAACAGATCAAGCTTATATAGATCAAATATGCGACTACAATGAGAATGCTGAGCATGATGATGCTCCTGATTCACTTGCTAGCAAGATCCGAGAATTGTGGTCAAAGAAATCAAGCACAAATGGCAATTCAACAGCAAGCTATTTTGTATAAAAGGAGAACAAGATGAAAACATTTCAGGAATTGATGAAGGTCAACGAATCTCAAAAAGGAGCATTTTGCAGATCAGCGATTGATGAATTCATTGCATCTGATTCATATCGCAGAGCAAGAGAGGGCGAGGCATATTATAACAAGCACAACACAACGATTGAGAGATTTCAAAAATATCTCTATACAGTATCAGGAAAACAAGTGAATGATATATTCTCAGCGAATTACAAGCTCAAGACATTATTTTTCAGAAGATTATGCCTTCAGCAGATTCAATATGTTTTGGGAAATGGTGTCACATTATCAGATCCAAACAACAAGGAGAGACTTGGCAAGGATTTCGATTTCCAGCTTCAGCTTGTAGCTAAGAGAGCAATGGCATCAGGAAGAGGCTTCGGCTTTTGGAATTTCGATCATTTGGAGGTCTTTGGATATGCTGACACAGAGACAGAGGCTGGATTCTGTCCATTGTATAACGAGGAGACAGCTCAGCTCGATGCTGGGATTCGCTTTTGGTTTAGAAACATCGGCAAGAATGTGAATTTGAGATTCACATTGTATGAGGCTGACGGATACACAGAATATCGTCAGATCAACAAGAATGATGTTGAAATGATCGAGCCTAAAAAGGCATACAAGCACATTGTCACAAAGAATGCTGTCGGAGATGTTGAGAATGTTCTTGATGAGAATTATTCAAAGCTCCCAATTGTTCCATTATATGCAAACGATGCAAAGGAATCAGAGCTCACAGGAATTAGAGAATGTATCGATTGCTATGATTTCATCAAATCAGGCTTAGCAAATGACATCGATGACACATCAGGATTCTATTGGATCTTAAAGAACACAGGAGGAATGGATGACGGAGATCTCGCTCAGTTTGTTCAGAGAATGAAAACAGTCAAGGCGACTGTTCTTGATGGGGATCAGGGAGTCGATGCAGAGGCTCACACACTTGACATCCCTCATGAAGCAAGAACAGCAATGCTGGAGCTCTTGAGAAAAGACATCTATGAAGATTTTCAGGCTCTTGATGTAAACACATTATCAGCATCAGCAAAGACAACACAGGAGATTCAGGCATCATATCAGGCTCAGGACAACAAATGTGCTGATTTTGAATATTATCTCATCGATTTTGTTCAGCAGATCCTTGAGCTCGCTGGGATTGAAGATGAGCCAACATTCAGATGGAATCGAGTTGTCAATCAGCTTGAACAGACTCAAATGCTGATCCAAGCATCAAACTATCTGACAGAGGATGTGATTGTGAAGCATCTTCCATTCTTGACTCCTGAGGAGGCTGATGATGTGATCAGAGGACTCGCTGGAGAGTCTTATTCGATGTTTAATGAAAAGGATGAGGAAGATGACAGCAGACAGATGGACAGATCAGGAGCTGGAGAAGCTAGAGAATAGGATCGCCAAAGAATACAAGCAAGCAGAGAAAGAGCTTGAGAAGAAAGCACAGGACTATTTCAGAGAGTATGCAGAGCGATGGAATCGAGAAGAGGTATATCATCAGGCTGGCATGCTCTCCGAGGATGCTTTTGGTGCATGGTTTAAGAAGAATAGAGATCCATCTGTATCAGATCAGGAGCTCAAAAGCATATACAAATCGCACACAGGCAAATACACAGATCAGCAATTCAAAGCATGGGAGCTCGCTCAGCTTGGTCGAGGAGCTCATTGGGAAGATCTCAAGGATCAGATGTCTGAGAGATTGGCTCAATCAGCTTTGATTGCTCAGGGATACATCAATGACAAGCTTCCAGCTGTCTACACAAAGAACAGCAATGAGATCGCAAAGATCGCACAGGATTCAGCTATGGAGCAAGGTGTCACAGGCATTCGCTTCGATCTCGCTGATGAATATGCTGTCAAGAGACTGATGGAAGGATCTCGAGAGGTTAGACCATACAAGCCGATCGCAATTGATCTCCCAAAGACAAACAGATTCAATTATACAAAATTGCAAAATTGTCTCCTTCAGGGAATTCTTCAAGGCGACTCAATTGAGCACATTGCAGATCGTTTCATGAAGGTCAGCGACATGAATCTCGCATCAGCGATCAGGAATGCTCGCACAGCTGTGACAGGAGCTCAGTCAGCTGGCAAACAAGACAGATATGCCGACATCGCTTCAAAAGGTGGAGAGGTTTTCAAGATGTGGATCGCCACAAATGACGAGAGGACTCGAGAAGAGCATTCGCAAGCACAAGACGATTATGGCACAGAGGAGACAGCGATTCCATATGATGAGCCTTTTGAGGTTGGTGGAGAGCCTTTGATGTATCCAGCAGATCCATCAGGATCAGGATGGAACATATACAATTGCAGATGTACCACAAGAAGCAAGATCCGATTTAAGTCGATTTTAAGCGATGAAGCTCGAGAGGGTGCAAATATTCATCTTATTGATGATAAGGCTCTAAATGAGGCAATAACAGAAGCAGAAGAGCTCAAGAAGCAATATGATCCTGATTATAATTGCGAATTAGCTCAAAAGTGTGGAAATGATTATTATAATCAGCTTCATGAAAGAGTCATGAATTGTGAAAACAGCGATTTGATTGATGTATGGAAAAAATATGAGAGTGAAATCAAGGTAAAAGAGACAAACTTGAGAGGTACAGCTTATTGCGACTATTCGCACTCGATATTTATAAACACAGCAAATGATGCAAAAGGAAATAACTACGAGACTCCATATCAAGTCACATTCCATGAGTCAGGTCATGCAATTGATATGATCACAAGGAATGAAGGCTCAGGATTCGGATTCTATTTCTCTCAAAGCTATGAAAATGGACTTTTTCCACAGACAATCAGGTATGAGGTTGCAAGCCTCGTCAGCGATTTGGACAAGAAAATGAAAGCAGAATTCAAAGAGCACAAAGGTGATTATGAATGGCTTCACGATCATAAAATGATAAGTGATTATAACTATTCATATTATCAGCGATTTGGATCTTTTATGAGAGAGCCGACATATTCAAAGAGTATGGCATATAAAGCTTTGGAGGATGAGATCAAAGAAATTCCTTTATTGAATCGAGGAGATCTGTCTGATATTCTTGAAGGAGCAACAGGAGGAAAGATCTCTTGTGGTGTTGGTCATGGTGTTTCGTATTGGAAGGACAAGAGCAAGCTGGGGACAGAAGCATTTGCAGAGATGACAAGCTCAACAATTGCAAATGACGGATCAAAAGAGGTGCTCAAGAAATATCTTCCGAAATCATATGGAGTATATGAGGATATGCTCAAAGCATTGAACACAGAAGGAGAAAAGAATGGATAAATTGCTGAATGAGTATGTCGATAAATTTGGAGAGAATTTTCCTCTCAGATCAATGATGGGAAGAGATGAAAATGAGGTCATCGAAATAATATCCAAATGCATCGAATCAAATAAAAAATATGAGGCAAACTACAAGGATGATGCTGTTTACTAAAGGAGATATATATGGCAACATTTTCAAGCAATGGAATAACAGTCGAATTCAATGACAATTCGGAGGAGGTGCTGGAAGCTCTTGAGAATGCTGTCCAGCGAGGATTGATGGCAATAGGTGAGACAGCTGTCGGATATGCTCAGGATCTTGTCCCTGTGGACACAGGAAGGCTCAGAGGATCGATCACACATGCTGAGGATGGAGATGATTGCTATATCGGCACAAATGTCGAATATGCTCCATATATCGAATTTGGAACAGGCATCTATGCTGAGAGTGGAGGCAGACAGACTCCTTGGGCTTATCAGGGATCGGATGGAGAGTGGCACATCACTCATGGAAGCAAGCCACATCCTTTCCTCCGACCATCAGCCTCGGATCATGGAGATGAATATCTCGAGATTTTAAAAGATTCAATGATAAATGCATAAAATTGCGTAAACGATCCACATCGCATTGATACAATTCAATTGTTCGTAGTTAGTACTTTTTTGCTAGTGGTTTTATCGTTCATGTTTACCCCTGAGGAATGGCTTTGATACATTGCGTATCAGAGCCATTTTTCTGTGTAAACATATAATTGTTGATCGAGGGACTGATCACACAAAAACAAACATCATTCAGATGGACAAAGGCAAATGTCCCCAAAGCAAAGGAGAAAAGAATGAGCTTATCGAGAAGATTATTGGAGAGCATGAATCTCGATGCTGACAAGATCAGCACAATCATCGAGGCACATGCAGAGACTGTTGACAGCCTCAAGGCACAGATCAGCACATACAAAGAGAAGGCTGACAAATATGACAGCACATCAGCAGAGCTGGACAAGGCAAAGAGCGAGCTCGAGGGATTGAAGGCTTCAGGTGGCGATTGGCAGAAGAAATTCGAGGCTGAACATAATGAATTTGAAGCATTCAAAGCTGAGCAGAGTGCAAAGGATTTGAAGATGCAGAAAGAATCGGCTTATAGAACATTATTGAAAGAATCAGGAATATCAGAGAAGAGGCTTGACAGCATCCTAAGGCTGACAGACTTATCGTCAATAGAGATCGAGGATGGCAAGATCAAGGACTCAGAGAAGGTGACTGAGAACATCAAAAATGAATGGAGCGATTTCATAACATCTCCATCAGTTCAGATCCCAGCGACACAGACTCCTCCAGCAAATAATCCTCTGAAAAAATACTCACATGAGGAGATCGCAAAGATGACTCCTGATGAGATAAATGCAAATTGGGATTCTATAAAGGAATCAATGTCAAATTAAAAGAGAAAAGGAGACGGAAAGAAAATGGGTGTTGCTTCATTTATTCCACAGATTTGGAGTGCTCGTCTTATGGATGCACTCGAGAAGGCACATGTTGCCACAAACTTAGTAAACAGAGACTATGAGGGACAGATCACAGCACAGGGCGATCGTGTTATCATCAACAGCATTGGTGACATCACAGTAAGATCATACACAAAGAACACAGACATCGCTGATGCAGATGATCTCACTACAATAGATCAGAGCCTTATCATTGATCAGGCTAAATATTTCAATTTTCAGGTTGATGACATTGACAAGGTGCAGACAGCTGGTGATCTTGTAGACAAGGCAATGAGCAAAGCATCATACAAGCTCGCTGATGTATCAGATCAGTATATCCTTGGCTTGATGGTGTCAGGTGTTGATTCAGGCAATAAGCTCGCTGGAACAGCTCTCACAGCAAATAATATCTATGAGAAGATCATCGCTCTTCGTACAAAGCTCGACAAGGCTAATGTGCCAACAGCAAGCAGATTCATCGTGCTTCCTCCTGAGGCTTATGCTTTACTTCTTCAGGATAGCAGATTCGTTGCTGGTGGTGGTGCACAGGCAGAGGATGCTGTTAGAAATGGCTATGTTGGCAAGGTTGGAGGCTTCGATGTTTACGAGTCAAACAATTGTCCTGTGACAGCTGTATCAGGCACAAACTACACAAATATCATCGCTGGTGTTGCTTCAGCTACATCATACGCAGAGCAGATCGTTGAAACTGAAGCATATAGAATGGAGAAGAGATTCTCTGATGCTGTCAAGGGACTCCATGTATATGGTGCAAAGGTTACAGATGGCACAAGACTCGCTGTTCTTCCAGCTACATTCTAAGGAGACAACAAATGAAGCTAGTTAGAGGCAATGAGACTGTCGAGATCCTCAATGAGAATGTGATTGAAGCATTCAAATCGAATGGATTTGAGGAAGCTCCTGAGATTATCGAAGAAGCTCCAAAGCCAAAGAGATCGACAAAAAAAGCAGATAAATAGTGGAAAGCATAGGAGGCTGGAAATGTTAGAGACAATTATGAAGCATTTGAGGAATTACTTTCTGACTGATGTCAGGAAGGATGGAAGCTTCACGATCGAGGATGGCATGATCAGCCTCCTCTTTGTTCGTAATAATCAATACATCATGATCGAGGGATCTCATTTCAATGATGGTGTTTACAAATATCCTCCGTCAAATCTCACAGATGAGACATTCGAGGGATCAATCGTGATCTTGAATCCTCCAAAGGATTTCCTCAGCTTAGTGACAGAAATAGAAGCATATCAGACAAGAACATCAGGATCAGCTGGATACACATCCGAAAGCTTCGGAGGTTATTCATATACAAAGGCTACAAATTCAGCTGGAAATCCTGTCAGCTGGTCAGATGTTTTCAAAGATAGGCTCAACGTATGGAGGAAGGTATGAGCTTAATTGATTTGATGATGTCCAAATGCAAAATCATGAACAGAGCAAAGGTGTCAGATGGTGAAGGTGGATACACAACAACATGGACAGAAGGAGCTGAGATCGATGTCGCAATCGTCAAAGATAGCTCGCTCAATGCTCGTGTTGCAGAGAAGGAAGGTGTCACATCGACATATACTCTCACAACGAAGAGAACAAACGCACTTGATTATCATGATG